ATGACGACTTCGGTTGATTGGACCAGGGCTTCCATCCCGAGGAAGGGGATCGGGACAACACCGAGCTTGAGATTGAACTCAGCATTCTGGATCGCAGTGAGATCCGTCGGCTGTGGGAAGACGCCATCAAAGCCGGCCCAGCTGTAAGCGACGAAGCTGGCTCCTTGAACCGGCACGGTAACCGAGCTGATGCCGCCGGCGGCCCGCTGCGAGTTGCCCAGCAACAGGGACAGGACAGGATGAGCCTTGTAGAGCTGGACGACGAGGCTCGGAATGAACGCCCGGCGCGTGATTGCCGCAAGCTCGTTCCCAATCGCGCCCGACGGGATAATTCCACTGCCGAATTGCGGCATCTAAGGTTCTCCTCTTACCAGCCTCGGCGGCAAAGCCGCCAAGCCGAAAGGTGCTACGCGCTCCGGCTATGCAGCCGACCGCCGGATCTCAGTCAAGACGCCGGCGGCTTCCTGGTCAGCCCAAGCCTCAGGGTTCGAGATCAGAAGCTTGGACGAAGATTCATCCTCACCGGGCATGCCGAAGTCACCGCCTTTGACCCAGCCCGCGGGTGCGATCGACGAGGGGGTAACTGGCGCCGGCGGCTCGGGATTCTGCTTATAGTAGAGAGCAGCGGCAGCCTCAGGATCAGCAAGTTTGCGGTTCTTCATGAAGTTGATGAGTTTCTCCTGGCCCTCTTCAGTCAGGCTATAAGCTGAGACTGTGTCGTTCCAGCTCTTGTCGAAGTCGCCTTGAGCCGCTGCATCAGCGGCGGCCTTCTTCTCAGCGTCGCGCTCTTCGATCATCTTGTTGAGCCGGGCATCGACATCGTCGATCCGGGCGACATAGGGAGCTGCTACATCAGAGGCGACCTGAGCCTCTGGCACCACAGTCTTGATTGCTTTCTGATAATCGACGGCCGTGTCCTTGTGTGTATAGAGCTTCTGATGAAGAGCATAGGCTCTCATGCCAAGGTCAAGCGCACGAGCACCGCCGGCCTTCTTGACTGCGTCAAGAAGAGCCGAGTCTTCGTCACTGAGGTCGATCAGCGGCATAGCAGACCCCTATTTCGAGTTCATATTCGGGGTGTGAGAGACAGACTGCGAGTTCTTGATGCTCGGCATGACGGACTTGCGGGCACCAATGTCAGTCTTGCTGAACGGCACTCGGGTCACCATCGCGTCGGGATTGTCGAGATCCTGAGGGACGGAGTTGCGGTACGGGCCAGGAAACTTGTCAGCCATGTCAGGCTCCCATTGGTGAAGGCATCTGCGGCGGCATGCCGCCAGCAGGAGGCATTGGAGGTGCGCCGCCGGCGCCAGCAGGCGCCGGCTGGCCGGCTTGTAGAGCAGCCAAAGGACTCTGCTGCATCCTCGACGCAAGCATCTGCTTCAACGCCTGAAGATTGACCCCGGGGGAGGCAGCTTGTGGAGGTGCGTGCTTGCTTAGCTTCGAGATCGTCGCAAGCACTTCTTTGTGCAGCGGATGCTGCACAGGGATGTTAGAGAGGGCCTTCTCAAGCATGTTCACCGCCTCTTGCACCATCGCCGCCCCGTTGGCAGCTTCCCCTGGATTGCCGCTAGGGCGAGCCAAAGGGGAGGAACCAAACGGCGGTTGCTGAATGGATGAAAGAGACGGTGAATCCATGTCCTCAACGTGCTTGGAGCGTGCTCAGAATCTAGCGCTTGCCGCGCCGATGCCTACGCTTCGCCATGTGGGCCTCCTCTAGAGTGAAGCTAACTGGAGAGACGCCCTATCCAGTCAGCGATGTGAACCCTTGCGGAGAAGTTCAGGATGGGCAGCTATCAAAGCTGCGTGCTCCCTATGCCTCTCTTCAGCGTTCGCGATCAATGTGTCCTCACGAGCAGGATGTGTCAAGCGGATAAGATCAACATCGTCGACGGCTTTAAGCCGAGCTAAATCGAATGCAAGCCGGCGAGCATCATCAGCGAAGGCTGGACTGGAGCTGTGAGCATCAACCTCTAGCCGATAGTCATCCGGGATTTGGTCTAGCAGGAATGCTACTGGCTCTGCTTGATCTTGTTTCTTTGCCTTCAAAGTGAACCGAACAGGGAGCTTCGCCCGCAACATCTGAAAGCCGAGATCCCCGAGCGCCGCATATCGACGTTCAACACCAAGAGCCCGATCCCGGAGCCGAGGAGTTGCCATCCTGATAGCCGTATTGGATTGAAGCCCACTCCTCATCCCCTGATCTCCTAGCCCACGAGAGACTGGAGCATCAAACCCAGAAGCTCGATGGAAGATATTGTAGAGCGATTCGAGCCAAGGAAGAGCCTGCTCAGGGAGTTTGGGGGCATGATTCTCGATCTTGAACTGAGGACTCATCTCAGCCATACGGCCGCCAGGTTTCATGAGAGCGGAGCGGCGTTCATCAATGTTGCCTGTGATCCCTTGGAAAGATAGAGGTGGGTCTTCCTGCATTCTCATCGTGCGGCTGATACCATTGACTTGAGCTGTAACGGCCTCTTGAGCCATCATCAAAGTGGCGACCTCGGAGCGACCCCAGAAGTAGTCCTTGGTAGTGTTGGGAGAGACCTGGATGAAGGGATGGCGGCCTTTAACACCAGAGAGATTCCGGCGTTGAAGCTTGCCTTCAATGATGATGTCGTCGATCAGCTGGAAGGTGGTGTAGTCCTCACGCTCATTGTCGAGGACCCAGAGTTCGTCGATTTGAAGGAGGTCAGCTAAAGTCTGGGGGGCCATGACGGCAGAGGGGCCGCGAATCCATTGGACCCACCCGGCGGGCTGAGAAGTTTGAGGGGGAGTTAAATTGACAGGGATGGTGCCGCCGATGAGGAGCCGACGGAGGCCGCTAGGCCCATCAGTGTCAGACATGTCAGCAGTCGCCCTACGGGCGACTTGGCGGAGGATCTCTTTCTCTTCTGGGTGACCTTTGATCGAGCGCTCGAATGAGGCAGGAGTGACGAAGCTGGTGTGGACAAAGGCATCTTGGCGGTCGATGTCAGTCGTGGCTTCGTTGAACACCCCCATGAAGGTTTGGCCGACAAGATAAGGGTCAAAGCCGCCTCGATCCCAGAGAAGCTTGACGAAGCAAGAGGCTTCAATCAGGCCCCAGTTGACAGCGTCGGCGAAGGTCTCATCGACACCGTGGCGCTGAAAGTCCCGGCTCAAGTAGGTGGCGGCGGCCTCACCCATCGCCCGGTTGTCATCGGTCTCGGAATGATCGAAGGTGATAGCGTAGTGGGGGTCCACGGGAGAAAAGAGTGAGGAGGCCAGGTGATCGATCTCAGCGTAGACCTCATTGTCGACGCCGGCGGTCCCATCAGCTGTCCCTGTGAAGTAGAAGTTCCGCATAGTCTTACACTGAAGAATGCGGTCTTGGCGGGAGACCGTGCATTGGTCGACCAACTCTCTTGCCCAAGATGCGACGCGGCGCTTGGGTATCTTACCGATAGAAGACATGAGGAAGGTGCTTTCAAGGGAAGGTGATCTTACGTCCTGGTGAAGGAACTGCGCTTAAAGCATCGGAGGCTGAAGCTGGCGTCAGTTGTGGGACCTTTGCCGGCGGCTCTATATACTGATCCGGCGGCGGTTGATAGAGAGGAGCATTCTTGGAGGCAGCCGACGGCTCCATTCCCTGCCAACCTTTCTCGCGTTGAGTAGAGAACGACTCAGCAGCATCAAGTGTCGGGAACCCTTGAAAGGCCAACCCACTCGCTTTAGCAAGTTCGATCGCCTCAGCCTCATCCTTAGCAACATAGGGCTTACCGTCTTTGATCCAAAGAGATGGGATAACTGTAGGCTGCCCATTGTTGAAGGAAGGATCACCCATGACTGTCATGCTTAGCTCGCTCGACCATGATTTGTCAGGGCTGGTGAGGTACTCGCCAGGAGCAAAGGGGCGAGCTGCGCCGGCGGGCACAGTTGGAGCAAGAGACTGATCTAGACTGAGTTCGCCTGGAATGAAGCCAGGTCCAGGTCTCGTCGGTGGAGCCTGCACCTGAAGCTGCTGAGGCACGAAGGCTGACAGAAGCTGAAGAAATTGATCCAACGAAGGCATCTCTCACTCTACGACAAAGGTTCCTGGTTGACTAGAGGCGACACCTCCACGATCAGCGTAGACTGACCAGGTCCCAGCCTCACTTAGATCTCCTGGCCGGAAGTTATAGAGCAGGAGGTCTGTGTGGTAAACAGCCGATTGACCCCTGAAGCCTAGGAGTGGCGGAGAGATCCGGGAGATTAGAGATGGGTCGACATGGAAGATTAAGCCTGACGGCTTGATGAAGGTCAGGCTGTCAGCGTTTGAGCGGGGCTCTATAGCGAAGAAGAACGAGAAGCCGACCTCATTGACATGTGGGAGCATTGGTGAGGTCGAGAACTCGTCGAGACGAGTGATATATTCCTCGCCGCAACCTATGAAGACAGACCAGCGGCCATCTGCTGCCGCCGGCGTAGGAGGCGGCGGGGGAGGTGGTGGAGGCGGCGGTGGGCTTGGAGCAATCTGGCCAGCTAAGATGTTCGTCGGCGGCGGCGGCAGGTAAGCAGGATAGATCAAAACCAGACCAGACTGAGGTCGAGGAGGGACAGTCTGTCGAGTCGCAGGATTGTTCTGGGCTAGAAGGTTTGGAGGGACTGGAGACGGGGGATAGTTCCAAGTCCAGCCATGCTGCTGCCCAGGCGGGATGATCGGCGTCGCAGTAGGTGCAGCCTGACCAGCTGTGTTGGGGGGAGGGACTTGAACAGGATAGGTCCACTTCAGCCCTGGTTGTGGGTAGAAGGAAGTAGGCTGACGAGTGTCTGGGTTGGCTGAAGCGAGAAGGTTCGGCGGCAGAAGCTGGACAGAGTAGGACCAAGTCAGACCCGGCTGTGGTGGTAGCGGGATAATTGGGTTGACGGTGACGACGACAACTTGAGCAGCCAGGTTCGGCGGAATGAAAGGAAGCGGATAGGGCCAAGTGACTGAGAGGCCCGACGGCGGATAGAATGGACGGTTAGGTTGGGTTGCAGCGGCCTGAGCAGCCAAGTTCGGCGGTGGCGGTGGCAAGTAAGCTGGGTAGAGCCACTTCCACCCAGGCTGAGGATAACGAGGAATGACAGGCGGGGTAGCAGCAGCCTGGAGAGCTAGATTAGGTGGCGGTGGTGGAAGATATGACGGATAAGACCAGGACCATCCTGCTTGAGGGTAGAATGGACGAGAAGGCTGAGTCGCATCGGCGGCTCTAGCTAGATTCGGAAAAGGCAAAGGCAGATACGTAGGGTAGGCCCAGGACCAACCTGACTGAGGATAATGTGGGAGGTTCGGTTGAGTCGCGTCAGCTTGTAGAGCAAGGTTAGGTGGTAGTGGTGGAGGTGGATAGACCCAAGTTAGTCCTGGCTGAGGATAGACAGGAGTAGTCTGCCGAGTGTCTGGGTTGTTGAGAGCGAGAAGATTAGGCAGGACTGGGTAAGCTGGATAGATCCACGGCAGTCCTGGTTGAGGGGGCAGAGGGATGATCGGAGAGACAACAGCAGTAACTGCTTGAGCAGCTAAGTTAGG